TAATCTTTCATAATAATAGGTTTATTAGAAAAAGATTTAAAGTCAGGCTCGTTAGCACCTCTTTGATCAGTAGTATTATTAGTACCAGCAGCAGCTGTATAATTCATACCTTTACCAAATTCAGAACCATAAACTAATATAGTTGTTGCTTTTGATGTAGTAAGTGCTGCTAAAGCAGATTGTCCATAAGGTAGTACGTCAAGTACAGCACCGTTAACAACCGATACTAAACATTTGAAAACACCGTTTGAGTTAGCTACTATAATAGTATCATTAACTCTTACACCGTGATTAGCAGCTGTAAATCCAGACGTTTCATCAATATCAGACTCAATAGTAACCTGAGCGATATTAGTTACACCTGTACCTGGATTAGCACCAGCGGTAGCTGAGTTAACATTACCTTTATAAGATAAATGTAATCTTGATTGTTCAGACCAAACGACTCTATCAGACGTCATAGCCTCTTCCGCTCCAACTTGAGCAAGGAAACCAGAAATTGTTCTAGGTCCGAAAACCTCAGCTTCTTTTTCCATCAAGTCCGGAAGGTATTGTTGAGCCCACGTTACATCAGTGGTACCCGTAAAATCTAAATAGTTTGTTTGTAGTGTTTGCTTTTGTGGAGCAGGTACACTGTTTAACAAATTTCCTGCAGTAATTGCCATAATTTTGTAATTTTAAATTGTTATTTATTGTTTTTAATTTTAAACTTAAAATCGGAAGAATTATCACCTAAAACTTTTACTTTTATTCCACCAGCCTCTACTTGTCCAT